AAAAAAGACGTTGGGTTTTTTACATCTATTTTCATAGTAATTTGGTTAATCACTTTAATTCCTTTTTTCTTCGGAATCGTGTTTTGTAGTTTATTAATACTACTGAGCTGTATACCTTTTTACTTCATTGATCAATTTATAATTAGGAGAATAAAAAATGCCGAAACTGAGTGAAGAGTTTGTGGGCGCATGTTTAAAAATGTCAGATTCTGAAAAATCTAAACTGACAGACTCTGAGAGAGAATTATACGGACAATCATCAATTAAATTAAAAACTTTTTTAAATAACGTTTGCTCTAAAGATAACACTCGTTACTTAGAACTTGGAGTGTACAGAGGTTCTACAATCATCTCTGCAATGTATGGTAATAAAACTTTACAAGCAGTAGGAGTAGAAAATTTTAAGTTTGATAAAAAAGAACCACAATACTTCCTAGACGAAGGCTGGCCTAATATGAAATCACAAATGTATGATGTTTTTCAAAAATATCAGTTTGTTGATGACGTAAACACTGACAATTTAAAGATTATTGAATCTGATTTTGAAGAAGTATCTTGGTCCAGCCAATCAAAATTTGATGTTATTTTTATGGACATTGACCCTATTACACCAGAAATTTATGATAACTTCTTTAAAAAAGTATTTAACGCTTTTTCACGACAAAGTGTTGTAATTTTTAGTGGTTATTCAAGTGAAGAGATTGCTCCATTACTTGAACAAAAAGTTGAGCAGTACTCAGATAGATTAGTAACAGAGTTTAAATTTCAAAAAATTTCATCGGGTAACGCTGATTCTTTTGGGTATTACAGCGGCATTGTTGTTTACGGTTTTAGAAAAAAGGCATTTGCAAAAAATGATTAAGAAAAGCGCTATTAGTTTAATTAGTTACGACGCACATTTATTACCTAACAGTATCAAAACATACTATGATTATGTAGATGAAATTGTGCTTGGTCTCGACAGTGATCGAATTACTTGGAGTAGAAATAAATTTTCTTTTGATGAGACAGCTCTTTGGAAAGAATTAGGATCTATTGATACTAAAGGTAAAATTTCAGTCATTGAAGAAAATTTTCATAAAAGTGAGGTTGCAATTGAAAACGATAATTATGAAAGAAATTTTTTAAAAGAACATTGTGAGCACGATATAATAGTTAGTATTGACGCCGATGAAAATCTTTTAGCTGCAAAAGATTTTTTTGTTGATTATTTGCCTCTTACTCTTCCATACATTAAAAATTATGATATATGTATGACATGGGCTACTCCATATAAAGAAATCGATGACACAACTCTAGTAATTGCAGATCATGATTCAACTCCTTATTTTGGAGAAAATCAAGGATTCGTAACACATAAAGATAGCACCTTTACTTATGCAAGATGGACAGACAAAAGCGGGGGAGGGCTAGGAAGACTACTAAGCCCTCTTGTGTGTATCCATTATAGTCTCTGTAGACAAGAAGATGATTTACATAAAAAAATTAATAATATCGGTCATTCAGATTTAGTTGAAACTGATCCTTTTTTTAGTCTTTGGAAGGATGTTACTCTTGACAATTTCCATGAACTTAAAGATTTTAGAACATCAGGATTAGGTTCTGCTCAATGGCCTTCCCTCTACCCAGTAAAAACAGAGCAACTATTAAGTTATTATGAACAGTTCTCACATAAGGCATACCAATGATAAATTTAGAAATACTAGGAAAATTTTACGATAATCATTCCCTATCTCTCATTAACAGACAATTAGCAGTGCATTTGAATAGTTGCCCAGACTTTAATGTATTTTTAACCCCTTTAGACAATATAAATCCTAATTGTAATGTTGATGTCAGTACGGTAAAATTAATTAAAAAATTAGCAAACAAAGAGGAAAAAGTAATTGATGTTCAACTAAGACACTCATATCCTCCTATTTGGAATTGGCCAACGAGTAAAAATACAAAAGTTGTATACATTCAGCCTTGGGAATACCCAAAAATGTTGTTTGAATGGCAATATCGTTTTGAAAACTTTGCTGACATGCTTTGTGTCCCATCCAATTATGAAAGAGACGTTTTTGTTACCGGAGGGATGAATCCTGATAATATTATCACTGTGGCCAATGGATATGATGAATCAATTTTTAATCATGAGCCTGTAGAGCCTTATACTGATAGAATTGATCCTAAAAAATACAATTTTGTTTTTGTAGGTAATGGTCAGTGGAGAAAAGGAATAGATATATTACTTAATGCCTGGAAAGATGCAATCAAAAAATATGATAATTGTGCTTTAATTATTAAAGATAATCCTCAAATTTATGGTGTAAACAATCTTCTTAATGAAATTATTAAGCTTCAATATAAAACTCAGTGTGGAGAAATTATATACATAGATGATCAACTTTCAGACTTACAAATGGCGAGCATCTATAAAAACTCTAAATTTTTAATTCATCCTTATAGAGCAGAAGGGTTTGGTATGCATGTTCAAGAAGCTGTAGCCTGTGGTTGTTACCCCCTACTCCCCGACGTGGGACCACACAATGATTTTATACCGGAAGAGGCAGGGCTTAGGTTTCAAACAAACGCAATTCCGATAAACTTAACAGACCAACAATATTTTGCCCTTAAGCCTGGCGATTCAACCACTATGATGAGTACTCATACATTTGCACATGAGCCTGTTACGGAGGATGTAAAGAACAAGATTGGTGGAATTTATCACCATCACCAAAAAAATAAATTGATAGATGATATTAAAAATGTTAAGTTAGAAAATACTTGGAAAAATGTGTGTAAAAAATATGAGGAGGTGTTAAAAAATGTCTCAGAGTATTCACGACCAAGAAGATTCTCTTGATAAAAAGATATTAAGAGATTTTCACTTTCATCCACCCACTATTAACGAAGAGGTTCATGGTGAGTTACCTAAAATTTCTAATAAAGCAAAAATTTTTATTCAGGCAAACTTGAGTGAAAATCATTTTTTTAGATTTGGCGTAGCTGGTGGAGGTTGTTCTGGTTTTAATTACTTAATGGATGAAGATACAGAAATAAAAGATGATGATATTGTTTTTTGTGATACCCCAAAAGCAGTAATTGATTCCGTTAGTTTAAAATATTTATATGGTTCAACAATAAATATGGATAATAGTTTTGGTAAAGGACTAATAGTAGAAAACCCAGGTGCTGCACAAAGCTGTGGGTGTGGCACTAGCTTTAGTTTTGATCCTGATGTTTGGTGATCTTAGAGAGCTTTATCAAGAGGTAATCTTAGACCACGGTAGAAATCCTCGAAACTATGGTGTTTTAGAAAATTATTCTCATACCGCTGACGGCTATAATCCGATGTGCGGTGATCAACTTACAGTTTATGTAAAAGTTGATGAAGATAACAAGATTGAAGATGTTAGTTTTGAAGCTAAAGGATGTGCAATTAGTATAGCAAGTGCGTCTATAATGTCTGAGATTGTAAAAGGAAAAACCATAGATGAAGTAGCCTCTCTTTTCTCTTATTTTCATAAATTATGCACGGGCGAAGAAACTCAGCAAACCAATCACGTTGAAGAGGACATAGAAAAATTAAAAGTAATGTCTGGTGTTAATCAGTTTCCAAGTAGAATTAAGTGTGCAACTATGAGCTGGCATGCAGTTGATTCTGCTATAAGTAGTGAAAATGCCTGATTTTAAGTGGATTTTAAAAGAAAGTAAACTCCCTTGGTTAAAGTTAGATATTAAGTTTCCATTTGGAAAAATGTTAGAGGAAGCTAAATCTTGTAAGCGTTTTTTTGTTAAACATCGTGCAGAAGATCAAATACACGGATATAAGCATTCTGGTTGGTCTAGTTTATGTCTTCATGGTATCTCTTCTTCTCATACTAATCATTATACATCTTATGGGTTTAAATCCAATGATGAAACTCCCTATAGATGGACTAAACTCTCTACTATGTGTTACGAAACTACTAAATGGTTAAAAGAAGTATATCCTTGTGATACATATTATCGAGTGCGATTTATGTTGTTAGAGCCTGGAGGTTTTATAGCACCTCACAACGACATGAATGAGCATGTTTTATCCCCTGTCAATATTGCGTTAAATCATCCAAAGGGGTGTGTAATGAAAATGGCACATCACGGTACTGTCCCTTTTAAAGAGGGAGAAGCATATCTTCTAGATGTAGGAAATACTCATGCTTACTTTAACAAGAGTGATGAAGATAGATATCATATCATAATTCATGGGAACTATAAATCTAATAATAAATGGAAAAAATTAGTTGAAAACAGTTACGAGAAAAATGGGAGTAAATAAGAATTACATAGTTGGAATACTTGACGATTCCTCTGTGATTCCTAATCCAACAGCTGCTCAAAAATCAAAAGAATTAACTGAATTTTTTACAAGATTTAAATATTTTGGTAAAATACTATCTGGAACCTCTGTAAATGAAATTTTAGATAAGGCTTTAGAAGAAGATAAAAAATACTGCTTAATTCACTGTGTAGGACATTTAATAAAAGAGGCACATTTTTTTAATTTATTAGAAAAATGGATGGATTCTCATAATTTTTTTATCACAGGTCATATAATGGACAAACAAAACCCAAACTCTGCACACCCAGAGGGTGATGGGTACTATGGTCTTCATAAACAATGTTTGCTTGTTAATTTAGACTATTACAAAAAATTTGATAAACCTGTGTACGGCAGTAAAAACCAAAAAGAATCTGTAAACATTTCTAAAGCTCTTAGAAGTGTGCATGACATACACGATGATTATACCCCTTTAACTCTCAAACCGACAGACGAAACTTTAGTATGCACACCTCTTGTAGATGGTTGGAATTTTATTAACAAAAGTTTAGAAAACGGTTTAACTGTATATAATTTTCACCCTAAAATACGTGAACAAAAGCAATATGTGTACCCTAACAAAAGTGCAGAAGAATTAAATAGGCAGCTATACTGGATTAATAATATAGTTACGTACGCTCCTACATGCGTATTTTTGTGGAATACTGAGGGATATCAAGATTTAAAATATGTTAAGTTAAACGAATCAATTGATCACATTTATTCTGTTGCAGCAGCATTTAAACCTAATTTTATTTTAAATAAATTCGGTTTTAAGGACACTACTAAAGTTACTTACTTTGATTATAGTAAACAAGCTTTAGCGTATAAGCGTATGTTGTTAGAGCATTGGGATGGAGAAGATTATCCACGATTTATTCAATGGGCAAAATCAAAATATTCCATAAATGAAACTGCAGGGACTAGGACAGAGAATGAAACCCCGGATGATCTATGGATAAGAGAATTAAATTATTGGGGATCAGAAAAGACTCTTAAAAATCATTGGCAAAATTATAAAACACTTGAGCATAGATATATTCACTGTGATATCTGTGAAAACCCAGAAAAATTAACTAATAAAATTTATAATAAAGGCACTCAAGTAATATGGTGGAGTAATGCATTTCATACTGTTAATGCACATTACTTAAGAGGTTTACAAGGTGTTAAAAATTGTTATAATGATTGGGTACAACAATTAAATAATAAAGATAAAAATCTATACATTATGGGTAAAGATTACATAAATCGTCCTGTAGAAGGCGGGACACTTAAGGAGTACTTAAATGAAAATCAGTGATGATAAGCTTAAAATATTTAAATCAGAAGGCACTTTAAGAGAATATTTAAAAGTTAATGGAAATAGTGGTGCAGCAATTGAAGAAGCCGTCGATAGATGGAAAAGTCTTAGTTCTGGCTCTTCTAAAGTAGAAAAAACAACAATGGTTGTTACTGAAATGGATTCAACAGTCGAAACAAAATAATGAATAAAGACTACGGAACCGCGTTTCATAAAAATAATGGAAATGCTGTTAAAGTAACTGTTAACGAATTTAGAGAAAATTTATACTTACATATCAGAGAATATGCAATGGACGGTGACACAGGACAGTGGTTTCCGACAAAGAGTGGTTTTGCACTACCCGCAGATGAAGTCTGCTCTTTATTACCTCTCCTAGAAGAAGCAGCGGAAGAAGTTAGTAAAAGATTCGTGCATTCTACTCAAATCGAATTTGAGTTTGGAGAAAATGATGAGCGTTAAAGCTTGGAGTGATGATCAGGAAAATGAATTAATTTCTTTATATACTAAAGATGGCATTAAAGATGTACATGAACTTGCCAAACACTTTGGAAAAGGGTATCGTAGTGTTATCAGTAAATTAGTTCAGTTAAAAATTTATGAAAAACCTGAAACTAACGAAGTAGAAAAAGGACAAACAGTAAAAGTAATGCTTCGTGATTTAGAAAATTTGTTAGAAATACAAGTCGAAGGGACGAATTTAAATAAAAAAGAAAATTTGTATAAATTGTTAACAGCGATTAAGGATAAGCTAAATGTCAACTAAAGCAAACTACATGTATGGTCAAGAAGCAAATTTTAACATGAAAACAACTATAAGAGAACCATATTGGGATTATATGGCTCGTAGAGGAGCTGGAGGAGATACTATGAAAACTACTGGTGAAGTTTATCCTGTTAGAGAAGATGTGCCCGCTGAATTGTGGGGGCAACCTGTAGCAAAATCAAAAGTGCAGGGACCTATTGGAGCTGCTGCATTAAGCGAAAAAGCTGCTATTCAAAGTAAACGATCAAGCATGGCAGATGTTGTAAACCATCCCCCACATTATAATAAAGGTATCGAAACTACAAAATATATTAAGTCTTGGGACATGAATTGGAATCAAGCTAACGTAGTTAAGTATGTTTCCCGTTATAACTTAAAAAATAAGAATGACGTAAATCTTCAAATACAAGATTTAATGAAAGCTAAATGGTATTTAGAAGACTTAATTAAAGAACTTGAAAAACAAAATCCTTATTAATTTTTTAAAAAATTCTTGCTAATGCCCTTCATTTGTGCTAAATTATATCTCTATCAAGGATTTTAGGCATGAACTACCACCAGTTAAAGAACTACGTTCTTGAGCATTCCCGAAAATATTATGACTTATCTACGTCAAGCATCTCCGATGCAGCGTGGGATGAAGCTTATGATAAACTTGAAGCAATGGAAAAAGCGCAAGGTTGGCGAGACTCGGATTCCCCAACGTTGAAAGTAGGTGGCGCTGCTGGAAAAGTAAGTCACCCTTATACCCTTTATTCTCTAAGAAAAATATATGAAAAGGACGAATTAGATGAGTGGATGGATGTCCGGACCCCAAAGATTGATGGTACGAATCTTACTATTATTTACAAAGCTGGAAAGATGCATTTGGCACTCACTCGAGGAAATGGAGATCGAGGCGATGACGTCACAGAACTCGCACGAGAAATTGCCAACATCCCTCAAAAAATCTCTACCGATCACGCACAAGTCGTAATCAATGGCGAGTGTGTCACAGACAACGATGTTGAAAACTTTCGCAATTATGTCAGTGGTGCGTTAGGCTTAAAATCGCCATCAGAGTTTAAAGAAAGAAATATCAAATTCATTGCACACGATATACTTTCGTTTACAATGAACTATACTAACAAGATCAACATACTACAGAACATGGGATTCTTTACAGTGCTTGACGATGCTGC